AGAAAAGTTTTCCAGTGAAAATATTTTCGTTTTTAAAAGAAGTTCTTCTTGATTTTATAGCTTCTCCACGCTCTCTTAAATATGCGTTTGCCTTTTCCCAGGTAGTTTCATCAATGATCTGCGGTACTCTGGAACCATCATCCTTAAACATTATCCATTCTGACTGCGGAAGAAATTCTTGTTTCTTGGTGAACATATCGACAACCTTTACTTTTCCTCCACAATAGTATCCTTTGTATTTTGGATTCCGAATAATATTTTTTATGACATCCCGGTTGATTTTCCCACCTTTTAAACTTCTGTATCCCATATCCCATAGTTTTTTTTCAATTCTTGGAGTAGATATTCCGGAAGCGTAATCTTCAAAAATCATTCGAACCATGTCTGCTTCTTCTGGAACCAGTTCGAGTTTTCCTTGATTGTTTGAGTATCCATACATTCTGTGTCCGAGAACAACACCGTTTTTGATTGACTGTGCGTGTCCAAACTTTACTCTTGAAGAAAGTTTTCGGATTTCGTCCTGCGCTACCCCAGCCATAATAGTAAGTCGGAACTCACTATCATCATCAATAGTGTTAATTCCATCATTTTGGAACCAAACGCATACGCCGTAAGACAACAATTCTCTGGTGTATTGGATGCTATCAAGAGTGTTTCTCGCAAATCTTGAAATTTCTTTTGTTATAATCATGTCAATTTTTCCAAGCTTTGCATCTCTGAGCATTCTTTGGAATTCTTCTCTTTTATCTGCGTGCATTCCAGAGATACCATCATCAATGTAAGAACCGGCAAACTTCCATCTGTTGTTAGAATGTATCAGTTCTTCAAAATGTTCCTCCTGGTGCTTAATGGATGCTTGCTGTTCGACTTTTTCAGTAGAAACCCTGGCATAATAAGCAACATTTAGTTCAATGTCGTAAATAGAGCAATTTCTTAATTTTTCTCTGACATAATAAATATTCATAGTGCATTTCTCCCTTAATAAACAGGGAGTGGAATCATATAAAGTATAACACCTCATATAAATCCACTCAATACATTGTCGTTACTTTCTAATGCTGATTTCAGCTTTAATTTTATCTCTTGTTTTCTCATCTATCAGACCAAGTGAGAACATTCTTTCGTTTATGGCATACAATATAGCTTTTTCCATTAATTGTCCCTCCATATAATTATCTCGTTTTAAACGCTGTTTTCCTTTATCTTTTGTATGCCCTATAATTTCTACCATTATTCTCTTTTGAACGATTCTGCGCTATTTTAAGTACACAATTATCACGTTTTACAACAAATCAAAGATATTTACCTGTCCATCAATCTGAGATTCTTCCAGATTGTAAAATTTGCAAGCTATATAATCTGGATTCCAAGCAATTTCCAGTTCGTATTGAAGGCACTGCGGATTCTTACCATTACGGAAGAATCTGCATTCCGAACAGGTATGCTGATAAGCTGTACCGCCAGACCGCTTATACATTTCGCTTATCTTTCTCATAGAATCACTCGCTTTACTCTTGACTTTCCTCTCGCTTTCTTCTTGAAGATACCATTTTTAACACAATCCCTTGGATCACATCCTCTGCTATGTTCTTCAATCAAGATATAATCACAGGTTGCATTTGTACTCCATGCATTTTCGCTCTTGCTGTAATAGTCGCATTTCGAGCATTGTCTCCGCTTTAAGACTATAATTTCAGTGCTTTTTAATTCTCTCCATGGTTTTCTATCTGGCAATTTTCAGCACCTCCCAATCTGGCAGTATCTATAATTTTTAAAAGGTCTGGACTTAGTTTTCTTCGTTCTTGTTCTCTTTGCACTTCTGCCCGATACGTCCTTTGAAAATTTGATTGAACTACACTCCACCATGTACCATCTACATTTTCAGATACCGCCCATTCTCTAAGTTGTGCCGGGCTTGATACTGCTTTCTGAATGATTTTTGGAAGTTTATCAAACTCTGTTTCTGCGTTATATGTAGAGTTCTGAATAGATTTGCATACCTTTTCCCATGCTTCTGTTTCGTTCAGTTCTTCCTTCTGTGGTGCAATGCTATTGGCACATTCTCTTAACGCAGCTATTGAAGGCTCTTTCCATTTAGTCTGCATATATTTCTTTAATCCGAAACTTAAAAGCTTGTAATCTAGGTCTTTAAGGAGCCCATACCAAGTATCAAAAGCATATTGATCTGGCAGAAATGCTGGGGAAGTGTACACAGCTTTCATTGCCTTTACCAGTACCGCCCATTCTTCTCTTGTCATACCCAGTTATCCACCTCGCTTACCCTGTTTTGTATTTTCTTCATGTAACTTTGAGGCTTGTTACCGGATTTATCAAGATAGTTCCCTTCAAATACCTTCGCAAAGTTACCGGGCTTTAAGAACCAATCGAAAGTTATCATCCAACCTTCTTTGTTCTGGCCTTGTAAGAAGCTGCTATGGCGAATGTTTTCAATGGCTTCTAAGATATCGTCCATATGGTTCTGACGGATTCTGGCTTTCACTGCTTGTTCTCGTTTTGATGTCATTCTTTTTACAGGGTTAATACCAAATTCTTCCAGAGTATTCCATTCATCAATGATTCGTTGGACGTCAGTCTGACGAATAGTATCTTTAGATACTATTAAATCATTTTCTTCTTCTATTTCTTTTTCTTTATTATCTAATTCTTTTTTATCTAGTTCTTTATTATATACTTCTGCCGAGCTAACGTTAGCTTTACTGTTAATTTTACCGTAAAGTTTACTGTTAGTTTTACACTCTATTTTGTCTTTCTGCTTTTTTCGATATTCTTGCATATAATTTCTCATATACTGGCTTTTTTGCTCAATTTTATCGAGATTTTGATATTTCCCCCAGTTCGGAATTGTGTAAACACCGGAAACAATTTCAATCATTCCGTAGTTTTCAAATGTTTTTAACGCTAATCGAACTGTATTAATGTCTCTTCTAAATACTGTTGCTAACATTTCATCTGTATATGCAATTTTATCGTTTAAAATAAAAACACCACTGTTGTTATTTTTCCCGGCTAAACATAATAATTTGAACCATATTACGATAATGCTGTCTGCGCTCGGTAAATTTTCAATCAGCATTATTTTTTCGTCATCGAAAATATCTGAACATATTTTTATCCATTTTACATCGCTTGCCAATTTTGAAATTCCTTTCTCCAATTCCTGGGTTTTTCAAAAGTGTTTATCTCAATTCAACTTCAATTTCATTGATTTTCAGTTCTCCGTTTACCGGGATTACAAGAGATGGAACGCCGTTTATTTCTTTCAGTTCAATTAGAGAAATTTTATCTGGCTGTATGCAGATTGTTGCATCTGGTGTTACAATTTTTGCAGTTTTTGAATTATGGATATTGTCAAGGGAAACAGGCTCATTACTGAAATACATTTCCCAGTTTTCCTTGAAATCCGACAACTTTTCATCTGGAACTCCGCAATATCCAAAAATCTGTTCCATTTCGTCACATGATACAGTTATCATCTCCAGGCTGTCTTTCTTTTGTTCTCTTACTTCCTGTAATGATTCAACCAGGCTTTCGGTAAAATCGAATGTTGTGCATCCCTCAAAATTGTCCATGATAAAATCTGAAAAGACATTGTTCTCATTTCCAGGTATGCGTGGAATCGGTGTGCCAAGAACATTTTCGATGAAGTCTGGATGAATATACTTTACGTTTTTATTGAAATACAAGGTTCCGTGAATATCAGTGCTTCTGTCATTGAATACAGGGAATAAGAATCCTGTTTCTGGTCTTGAAACTACCCAATCACGAATTCTGTCTTTGATGTTATTTTCAGCCACATCATAGATAAGCCCAGCCTTTGAAAGATTTACTGGACAAATGCTGCACAGAATGTGTTCATAAATTTCTTCTGATGCATCGTGCATTTCGGTTCCATCAGAAGCCTTTCCAGGAATGTCATATACTGCATGAATGAGAACTATGTAGTAATTTTCTGGATAGTCATAGTTTTCAATTACTTTGTCGTAGAACTCATCCAAAAGCTCATCGTCTTTAAGTTTGCTTGCTCTGATCCGCATAAGAAATTCCTGTGTTCCGCCCTCTTTTTCCTGTGCTAATGGGAATTCAAGGTTCATAAGGTTCTTTCCAAGTCTGCCAGACATGGTTTTCTTGAAAATGTCAAAATACTTAAACATTTCTTCCTCTGGAAGGGAAAGGAAAGCTTCTTTAATCTTTGTTTTCTTATTCTTCTCCGCATCCACATAACAACCACAAATGCGTGTGATTGTGCAATTGGCTGGAGTAAACTGTTTCTTAATTTCTGCGATTTCTTTCTTATTCATTCTTTTTCCATCCTTTCTACTTCTTTCCCAAAATGCTCAATGCTTTTTGAAATAATATCTGTGTTAATTATGTAAATCATCTTTCTCGCTCCAATCTAATTTCTGCCCGCATCTATTGCAATAATTATTCATTCCAATATAAGCATGATGTATCATACTGGAATGAAACATATCTTCCGGGCTATCACTATCACATCTAAAGTCTACATCGTTATCTGAAAATTCAATAATATGCAGTTCGCACGATGGACATATACAGGCGTACAGATTTTCGTCATGATGACAGTCATATCCGACATCTTCGTATAAA